TAAAGAGGCTGATGCTTTAAAAAATGGTTCTGTAACGATATATCCAAACGTTAACAATAAATTGGTATTAAGAAAATTAGCAACTACAAACGGACGTAGAGCTTATTCTTGCGGTCACGCTCCAGCAGGGGCTGTAACTTTGAGTGAAGCGGTTTTAGAGCCTAAGAAATTTAAAGACGATTTTGATATTTGTAAAGAGGATTTTAGAGCAACCTGGGGAGAAGAAACGATGGGTGCAAGTGCTTGGAATGATACTATGAATAAAGAAATTCTTGATGCGATAATTGTTAATAAATTAGCAGACGAGGCACAGGATTTTGGTTCTATGATTTGGAATGGCGATGATACAAACTTAGATGAGTTTGACGGATTTTTGAAGTTGTTTTTAGCAGACGCAACGGTTATCGATGTAGATTTGGATACAGTTACTGAGGCTAATGTAGAGGCACAAATAAAATTAGCTTTGGCATCTGTACCAGTTCAATTAAGAGGTTTGAGTACTTTAAAAGTTTCTGTATCATCTGATATAGCACAATTTTACAACTTCTTTTTAGCAAGTAAAGGAGTTGCAAATGGACTTGGTGGAAACGCTAATACTTCTTTAGTATTTGGAAACTACACTTTAGTGGTTGATAATGGTTTACCAACAAGTACTATTGTAATTGCAGACCCTAAAAATTTAGGTTTTGGGACAGGAGCAATTGATGACCACAACAGAATTGAAGTTGTAGACGAGGATTCAATTGGTTTACTAACGGGTAAAGTTAGAGGTACGATGGTTTATAATGCTGGCGTTAATTACGCATACGGAGCAGAGATTGTATGGGCAAGACCGATAGCATAATTAATAATTTAACCGCCTTTTAATTAAGGCGGTTTTTAAAAAAATATATAGATATGGTTTGTGATTTAAATAAAGGAAAAAAGATTGTTTGTAAAGACCAAATGGGCGGAATTAAGGCGTTGTACTTCGCTAACTTCAACGAATATGGCTATACAATTGCAAATGAAATAGTAACCGCTTTAGGTACTTTAGCGGAGGTTTTTAAATGGGAATTAAAAGGGAGCACAAACACTTTAACTCAAACAGCAACAGCCTCGAGAGATAATGGAACGGCTTTTTTTAGTCAAGTGATTTCTGCAACGTTCCCTAAATTAGACGCAGAAACACAACAAGAATTGAAACTTATGATGTACGGCAGACCGCAAGTGTTTGTTGAAGATTATAATGGAAATATTGTTTTGTGTGGCGTTGAAAATGGAATGGAAATGACCGCTGGTACTATTGTAACAGGTGGTGCAGGTAGCGACTTAACAGGATACACGGTTGAGTTAACTGGAACTGAAAAATTAGGAGCTCCATTTTTAAATAGTGGCATGAAAACGGCTTTAACTGCTTTAGTTTCTACTGATATAATTGCGGGGGTTTGATTTTGATAATTGATTTTTAAAAGCTATGATTAATTTCATAGCTTTTTTTTTGCAAAAAAATCAAAGTTTTTCGTTATATAGATATGAAAGTATTTAAACCAACAGATACAACGCATATTTTGAAAATCGTTCCACGTTTATATGTGGAAAATGTTACTTTGTCAATACGCCACGAGTTAACAGATACTATTACAACTATAACAGATTTAATTTCGTTTAATGATAATGGCTATTTGAACATATCTTTTGATTTTAACTTTAAAGAGGGTGCAAGTTATGAGATAAATTGCTATACAGATACAGAGTTAGTATGGAGGGGAAAGGTTTATGCTACTGATAATGAATTAGAAAATTATAAATTACTATGATTAAAACAGAAATAATACAATTATCGAGTTATGTACGCCCTACAATAGTAGAAAATAACTCTAAAAATTGGGTTTTGAATGGCGAAAATAACGAATTTTACCAATATATTATTGATAGATATAACGGAAGTCCAACGAACTCAGCTATTATAGATTCATATGGTAGAATGATTTATGGATTGGGTTTAAATGTTAACATTCCACTTTTTAATAAAAAAGAAGTACGCAAAATTGTTAAAGATTTTGAGATGTTTGAAGAAGCTTCTTTTGAAATCATATACAAAGGTGGCAAACCGCTTAAAATAATTCACACCCCTAAAGAGAAATTAGCACCCGAGAAAGCAAATGACGAAGGTAAAATAACAGCCTATTACTATTGCTATGATTGGAGCAAACAACAAAAATACCCACCGAAAAGAATTGACGCTTATGGATATGGTAAAGGAGCAAATAGAAGTGAAATTTTTGTAATTAAAGATTATCAGGTAGGGCAGTTTTATTTTTCAAATCCAAGTTATATAAGTGCTTTGCAATATGCAAAAGTAGAAGAAGAAATATCTAATTTTTTCATTAATCATATTCAGAATAAATTTATGGTTTCTACTATCATAAATTTGAATAACGGCATTCCTGAAAGTGAAGAAGAACGAAATAAAATTACAAGACAATATAAAAACGGAACGACAGGCACAAATAATGCAGGTGTTGTTGTTGTATCTTTTAATGATAACAAAGATACGGCAACTACAATTGAACAGGTGCAAGTTGTTGATGCTTATCAACAGTATGATTTTTTAAGTAAAGAGGCACAACAGAAATTATTAGTAGCTCACAAAGTGGTTTCAAGTTCTATTTTAGGAATTTCAAACTCAACAGGATTTTCAAGTAATGCAGAAGAAATTGAAACGGCGTTTAATGAAACGATGTTAAATGTTATACAACCGAAACAAGAAATAATTTTAGACGCATTTCAAGAAATTTATACTTTAATTGGTGTGGTTGAAAATTTAGAGTTCATACCATTAAGACAAGCTAAAACAGACGAGGCTCAAAGCGGAACAGAAAATGCAAATATAACACCTGAACAACAATCTATATCAGATGCAAAAATAAGTTATAACGGAGCACAAATTTCAAGTGCAATTGATATTTTTGCGAAAGTAAAAGAGGGTGTTTTAACAATAGAACAAGCGGTTGTATTTTTAGTTCAATTTTTAAATATTGATGCAAGCGTTGCTCAAACACTTTTTACAAGTGGTAAAGCACCGATAGAGCAATTAGCAATGTTATCAAAAATGCAATTAACAAATCCAACAGCAGAGCCTTTAATTGAACTTGGAGAGGATATAAACGAGAACGAGTGGGAGTTAATTGACGAAAGAGCAATGACAGGCGAGCCACAATTGACAGAAACTTCTTTGCAATTAGCAAGCGTTGTGGATAGTATTCCACTTGCACCAAGTGAACAGGATAATGAACTTTTTAAAATTCGTTATCAATATGCAGGAGAGCAAACGGGGGAGCGTGATTTTTGCAACAAAATGTTAAAAGCAAATAAAACCTATCGTAAAGAGGATATTGAACTTGCTAGTACAAAAGTTGTTAATCCGGGACTTGGAGCAAATGGTTCAGATACTTATGATATATGGCTTTACAAAGGCGGAGTTAATTGTAAGCATTTTTGGATGCGTAAAATATATCTTAAAAAAGGCAATAAACAAATATCGGTTAACCAAGCTATACAAAAGATTTTAGCTTTAGACCCTAAAGACAGAAGTGGTGCAAGGTTAGAAGTAAACGACCCTTTGGTATCACAACCTGCCCAAGAAAGTAATAATTATTTTAAATTAAAATAATAATGATAATACTATTAGAAGACAATGATATTACAAAAAATACACCTTTAGGCGGGAATATCGATGTGGATAAATTACGTCAATGTATATTAGACGCACAGGCTACACGATTAGAAGAGTTACTTGGGGAAATTTTGTATGATAAAATAGAAACCGACTTCGATAACAACGTTTTAAGCGGTGATTATTTAATTTTGTATCGTGAGTATATTAAACCATTTTTAATCCAACAAAGTGCAACGGAATACTTAAAAATAGGAGCTTTCAGTATTGCAAATAATGGTATTACAATACCTACCCCTGCAAATACAACGGCAGTAACAGAGCAAACTTTGTCAAGAATTGTTAACGAAAGGCGATTAGTAGCCGATATGTATGCTGAAAGAATGAAAAAATGGCTTTGTAAAAAGAAATTGCCCGAGTATATAAGTAGTTCAGATGCCATTGTAAACCCTCAAAGGTCATCAAATAGCGGGTGGCACTTCCCTAAACAAACAATAACAGAAGATGAATACGTATTATGGAGACAGTTAAAAAATCGAACGTAAAACAAGAAATAAATATTAAGAAAATAGAAATATTTTTAAAAAAACAAGAGGAAAATGATAGGAATATTAAACCTACAAGCGTTGAAAAACGCGACGTTTGACGAAGTACCATTTGAGATTTTAATTGACAATGTGCCTTTATATTTAACCGATGCAATTGTGAAAATGCAAATAAAAAAAGATGCGTGTTCAAGTCCTTTATTGACTTTGACAAGTGTGGCAAATAATGGTATTACAATTACAGATGCGGTTAATGGTAAATTTAAAATTAATAGTCAAATAATTACTTTACCAATTTGTAATTATGAGTATGATATTCAAATTACTTTACCAAGTGGCGAAGTAGATTATTATGTGGGTGGATTGTTTCAAGTTGTAAAAACAATAACAATATGAGTACTATAAATGTAAATGTAACAAAGATACAGAAAGACGTTACTATTAACACTACACCGAATGTAACTCAAATTATTGTAACTACTCAAAGCGGTGGTGGTGGCGGAACTACAAATTTATCTTTAACTGCAAATCCAACAAACAATGTAGTTAGTAATGACAACGGAACAGGGTTTACCATTCCCTTGGCAGATGGCATAAATGCAGGTTTGATAACAGCTTCTGAAAAAACTAAATTAGCAGTAATTGAAGCTGGTGCGGAAGTAAATATAAATGCGGATTGGAATGCGATAAGTGGTGATGCTGAAATATTAAACAAGCCAACTATTCCAAGTATAACAGGGTTGGTTGCAAAGTCAGATTACGCACCTGCACACTCTTTATTAGTTCAACAAAGTGGGATAGGAAGTCCTACATCGGTTGCAATAGGTACTAATGAAATTTTAGGTAGGTTAAGTAGTGGCAGTTCAAATATAGAGGGTTTGTCAGTAGCGCAAGTTAAAACTTTATTAGATTTAAGCGGTACAAACACAGGCGACAATGCAACTAACACAACGTCAAACGCTTATGCAGATGGCAAAGTAACAGATGCAATAGTTGACGGAGTTACAACGGTTGCTCCATCACAAAATGCGGTTTTCGATGCTTTGGCTTTGAAAGTTGATAAAACAACAACACAAGTTATACTTGAAAATAATTTTAGTCCAAATATCTTAACTTCTAACGTTACAGTTGAAACAATAGTTGATAGTTATGATTTAGGCATTGGATTTTTAGGAGTTGGTGAAAGTTTAAATTTATATGCGGAATTGGTAAAAAATAGTGGGACAAGTGGAACGGCAAACACTTTTTTCTATTTATCAAAAGTTACTAATTCTATATCTGTTACCGATGCTGTAAAAATTGCAACAGCACAAGGATTATCATCGGGAGTTGGTTCTATTACTTGTGAGCGTACATTCCACAGAAAATCAACAGCAATATTATCAGGTAGAGTTACAGGAACAACCGCATCAATTACTGATAAGGTATCTTTGAATAATATTCCTTTGAATTTAATTAACGATGCAAATTTAAGTGATTATAGATTTTTAATAGTTGCGTCAACTTATAGTGGAACTGGCGGTGGACTTACCATGCAAACAAATATTATTTTAACTAAAAATCCCGTAGTATAATGAAATGGTTTAAGATAAAAAATAATGAAACGTTGGATTTATTTATTGTCAGTTCAGACAAGCAACCAGAAAATAGTGTATTAGTTATTGATGAAAATTCAAATTTTGTAAAACCAAAAGCAAATAGTATTGTTTTTACAGAAGTTATAGAAGCAATTACGCAAGAAGATATTGAAGCAGCCAAAAAAGAGATAGTTCCTATATCGGTATCAAGAATGGGATTGAAAATTCAGTTGCTTTTAAAAAGAATTACAATCACAGATATTGTTGATACTATAAATGCGATTCCTGACTATATGTTTCCAGAGCAACAGAAACAAATTGCAATTATAAAGTTTGAAGATGCGGCATACTTCGACCGATACAACGCAGACTTGCAATTAGTAGCCACATTGATTGGTTTGAGTCAAGAAGATTTAGACGATATATTTATTAACGGAAATAAAGTATAAATATGGAATTAACAAGCAAAGGAATTTCAACGCCTTATTTACGTACATTTTTACTTTGGGTATCAACACCATTTTATTATTTAATTTTCAAAATATGCTAACTACATTTAATTTCGTGCCAATTTTAACAAAGTCAACAATAGTAGTGAAAACACTTACTACAAAAAAAGGATTAATATTACTTCCTGCGGTGGCTACTTTGCCATTTATTTTAACCAACATACAAAAAGCAATAGTAGTTCTAATAATGCTAATGATTTTTGATTTTATAACTGGAATTGGAGCGAGTTATTTCAAGAAAATAAAAGCTGAAAAAAATAATCCAAGTCTAAAAAAACAAAATCTTATATCGTCTGAAAAACTCAAAAAGTCTGGAGTTAAATTTTTGCTTTATTCGATGACAATTTTCAGTAGTTATTTTTTAGGAGTAATTTTTCAATTAAAAACATTTACTATTATAGTTTCAAATCTTGAAATGAATCTTTGTATTGGCGTGATCGGATTTTGGTGCATCGTGGAATGTTACTCGATTTTATTTGAGAATTTTAAAGAAATGGGAATTGATGTAAAATTGATTGTAAAAAGATTAACTGATTTGGTAATATTTTTTAAAACAAAGGCTAATGAAGTTTGTGATACTGAACCTAAAAAAGAATAATAATGATAACAACAAAACAAGCAATAGCAACTTATGGTAAGCCTAATCAACAAGGTAGTTACCTAAGAACAATAAAACTTCCTTATCCAATGCGATTAGCTTGGGACAAAAAAACAACTGTAAATACAATGCGTTGCCATAAGTTGGTGGCTGATGACTTTTCAAAAGTTTTTAATGATTTACTGCAATACTATGGATATGAAAAAATTGTTGAATTGGGTATTGATTTATTTGGTGGTTGTTTCAATTTTAGAGCTATGCGTGGCGGTTCTGACTACTCACGTCATAGTTGGGGAATAGCTATTGACATTGATCCAGGACGAAACCAATTAAAAGAATCTGCTAAAACTGCTATATTTGCAAGAACAGAATATAAACCAATGATTGATATTTTCTACAAACATGGTTTTATTTCTTTAGGTAGGGAAAAAAATTATGACTGGATGCACTTTGAAATTAAGGAGTAAAAGTTTCTATCAAATGAAAAATTTACAAAACTTTGAAAGAGTGGTAAGCAAACATAATTCTAACTTTTTTTTAATTTATAGAAAATTATAAATTAAAAAAATTCATATATTTGTTTTTTCATAAATAGATTTTTGTTTTAGTTAATTGATTAACCACCTCGAAAGGGTGGTTTTTTTTATTTATAATCAATATAAATTATAAAAATAATAAAAATAATAAAATTAATAGCAATTAATTAAAATAAGTTTTATATATTTGTACTCAGATAACAACAAATAAAAATAGAAATTATTAGAACTGCAAAAGATTTAAAAATCGGATACACTTTTAAAAAACAAGGTTTTACGTTTACAGTTGCAAAAATTGAAAATGATATGCAAAAAAATGGAACAGAATGTGTTTCTGTTTTATGTTTTACAAATTAAAATACAATGGCTGATAGCTCTTTTAATTTTAAATTAACAACTAAAATATAAACCAAATCAGGGGTGCGTCTGTAACGCATTTTTATTATGGCAATAATTAACGAACCTCAATTTTTAGAAAAATTAACAGCTATCGAAAAAAGAGCTTATAAAATAAACGATGTATATTGCATTGATTTAAAATGGCATTTTACAAATCTTTTTGACAAACCTCAAAATGAATGGTTTAAGGCAGATAATAAAATGTTTACTGATACATACGACATTTGCATAAAACTTTATGAAATGAATTTAATCTGCAAAAAAGAAGAGCCTATTTATAAGAATGGCAGTTATTGTGGAAATAATGTTTATTTCAAATATAATAAAGATTTAAAATATTAATTATGAAAACATATAGCGTTATGGTTTGGTATAGATATGTATCAAATGGAGAGCAAGAGAAAGAGTTTGAGATTCACGAAGTCAAAGCTATAAGTCCTAAAAGTGCTATTAAAAAAGCGGTAAATGAGTATAAAGGATTAAGACAATTGCCATTTTCAAGTCAAATAATAATAAAGTAAAATGAAAAAAAACGAAAGAAACGCAGGTAGAAAACAAAAGTACAAAAATGGAGTTGAAACAAGTGTTATACATATAACAATTCCAACAGAGGTAAAAAAAGAATGTATATCAGCTATTGATGGAGTTGTTGGAAAATATAAGTATTGAAATAAAATAAACACGCTGTTAGTTTTCAGTTGCGTATGGTGCTATAAGTTTTTGAGGTATTTTAATTTAGTTCGAGAAGCAGATACATCATCACCACGAATTTCCGATGATAGGAGGTAAGATAGCGTTTGCAAAAATATTTAATTATGGAATTAGAAGCACTAAAGTTGAATATTAGCACTTTCGTAGCACTTGCATACAACGGTTTTGGGCTTGGCGAAGTGGCTGAACCCGAAGCTAAATAGAATTACTGAACTTAAAAATTAAAAACGAATGATTGATAGAATTAATGAACAGCCATTTTGCCAAGCCCGTGTTAGTGGCAGTACTTTTGTGAACGCTGATTGCTTCGATGTTTTTCCTTTTATTGAGGATAAATCAATTGATGCTATTATTTGCGATTTGCCTTATGGGACTACTGCGTGTAAGTGGGATAGTATATTGCCTTTTGATAAACTTTGGGAGCAATACGAAAGAGTTATAAAAAATGATGGTTGTATTGTATTGTTTGCTTCTAATCCTTTTGCAAGCGCTTTGATAATGAGCAATCCTAAATTATTTAGATACGAGTTTGTTTGGGATAAAGTAATACCAACAGGATTTACAATGGCAAATTATAGACCTATGATGCAACACGAATTAGTTTTAGTTTTTTCAAAAGGTAAAATGACTTATACTCCAAAGGGAGGTTATTTAAAATTTAATCCACAAAAAACAAAAAGAGATAAGCCAATAAAAGGATATGCGGTTACAAGTTCATTTTTGCACGATGTTACTTTTGATAAAAAAGAAAGGATTTATGATGAGAAAAACCCAATATCAATAATAACTTTTAAAAAAGACAAAAAAAAAGAACATACAAGCCAAAAACCTTTGGAGTTATTAGAATACTTGGTAAAAACATACACCAACGAAGGCGATATGGTTTTAGACAATACAATGGGTTCAGGTACAACAAACTTGGCTTGTATTAAATTAAATCGCAAATCAATTGGAATAGAAAAGGAAAAACAATATTACGATGTCGCTGTTCGCAGGGCTTCT